AGGATTAATAAAGTTATGGAACACAAAGAATACGACCCAAATGACGCTGTAGACTATATCTACAAAAATGCCCCTGCTTATGCCCAGGCTAAAGGCAGGTTAGCCGAGCTTGAAACATACAAATCCTCGCTCAAGGCAATCAAGATGAAGCAGTCAAGCGAACAAAGCCTTGGTGCGCAAGAGCGTGAGGCTTATGCAAGCCCTGACTATCAGGAACTTTGTAAAGCCATAGGTCTAGCCACAGAGCAGGCTGAAGCATTAAGATGGAAACTAATTGCAGCACAGATGCGCCACGAAACATGGAAAGTGGAGCAAGCCAACCAACGAGCCTTTGAAAAGATGATTAAATGAACCAAACATTAAATAAAGCTATTAATTTTGCGGTCAAAAATCCTGAATTTATTGATTTTTCAGAAACACTTTTAGAAATTAAAAGAACAATCAGGGCTTACGAAGAGGCCACCCTCAATAAAAAATGGGATGATGCCTACGACATTAGCATTTCATTGGTTGATTTAAGCCAACAGCTAGAAAATATTGCACAACAGATGTTTGCCAATGCTAAAGAGTGAAAAAGAACACTACGACAGAGTTGCACGACTTGGATGCGTCTTGTGTTATCACTTGGGCTACGGAGAGTCACCCTGCGAAATACACCACATTAGACGCTTTGGCGGTAAAAGAGCTAATGCTCCAGTTATCGGACTATGTCCTGAACACCACAGAGGAAATACAGGTGTTCATGGTCTTGGAGCAAAAGGGTTTGAAAAACATTATCAAATTGGACAAGAGCAATTGCTCGAAATGATGGAGAATTTGCTTGCTAATCCTTAATTTACCCCTGCCTCCTTCTGTTAATACATACTGGAGAGCTAATGGCAAAAGGCGCTTTATTTCTAAAGAAGGTATGCTTTTCAGAGAAAATGTTGCGACTTATTGCGAAGAAAACAAAGTTCCTAGCTTTGGTGATAAGCGCCTACAGTTTCAAGTAACTCTATATCCAAGGGATAGGCGCATCCAAGATATTGATAATCGGATCAAGGCTCTGTTTGATGCACTAGAAGGATGGGCTTATGATTCCGATAGCCAAATTGATGTTTTAATAGTTCATCGTGGAGAGATCCGCAAAGGTGGTGGTTGTCTTGTAATGATTGATGAAATAGATATTGACAACTACAATCAATAAGGCAAAATGTAGCTTCAAACCCCATTTCTATAGGAGAAATAACATGGGCAAAATGGATTCTATGAAGGGTGTTCCTTCAGTAACTGGTGCTAAAGCTCCTGCTGGCGCTACTTCTTCAGACAAAACTGGTGAGCGCATGGAGCGTAAAACTGGTGGTGTAGCAATGGGTAAAGCTGATGCTACAGGCAAAGACAAGCTATTCAATACTGGCAAGACTGCTGGTGTTTGCTATGAGCATAAGCGTGGCGATTGCTGCTAAATAAAGCGAAATGCCCTAGCGTGAAGGTCTAGGGCATCTCTAACCAAAACAACTAACCTGGGAGTTGTATGGCTGTTGTAAATTCTAAAGATGGTTGCAGTTCTTGTATATATTTCCTATCAACTGGAAATGATTTTATAGGTTCTTGCAGAAGATTCCCTACTTACCAAAACCGACATGGATCGGAATGGTGTGGGGAATTTGTCATTGTTCCTCCAAATCCTGTATTTGAAGCAATGGTTCAGGATATTGAAATTCAAGTTGAATTGGTTGAAGAAGCCAAAGAAAAGCGCAAAAAGGTCATTGAAGAAGCTGGCAAAGTAGAGCCAAAAGCCAAAGGCAGACCAAAAAAGGTGGTTGTATGAAACTTAAACCATTAGCCGATAAAGTAGTTGTAAAGCCTGATACTAGGATTCTTAGCTCTGTCATCTTTGTGGAAAACAAGGAAACAGACAATATGGGAACTGTTGTTGCGGTAGGCCCTGGCAAAGTTGTCAATGGTCGCAGACAAGAAATGCCAGTAGAAGTGGGCGCTTATGTCCGCTTTGGCACTATGAACGATAACGCTAAAGACGAATATCTTAAGTATTTTGAATATTTTGAAGATGGAGAGCGTTATTTGGTGATGAGTTGGCAAGACATTTGCTTCATGGAGGAACAAGATGTTTAACTGGATCAAAAGCCTATTCAAGCCAAAAGAGCCAAAAATTGAGCATGATATTGATGAAATGCTTAAAAAAGCTCAAACTAAGCCCAAAAGACCTAGACTTTACAAGCAAGCAACTGTCGTAACTACTGGCGAACTGCCAAAGGAGAAGAAAATGGCAACTAAACCTGGCTTATATGCCAATATCCATGCAAAGCAAGAGCGTATTGAGAAGCAAAAGGCTTCAGGAGCTAAGAAAGTAGAAACCATGCGTAAGCCTGGCACTAAAGGCGCTCCAACTGCCGAAGCCTTCAAACAAGCTGCTAAAACTGCAAAGAAGAAGTAATCATGGCTACCAAAAAACATGACAAACCTATCCCTAAAATCACTAAGGGAAAAGACAAAACCTACAATCCTACTGAAAAAGGCGCTGGTATGACTGCCAAAGGTAGGGCTGAATACAATGCCAAGAACAATGCAAACCTAAAGCCTCCTGCTCCAAATCCTAAGACAAAAGCTGATGCTGGTCGTAAAGCCTCCTTTTGTGCAAGGATGGAAGGAGTAGTAAAGAACGCTAAAGGCCCAGCCGAAAGAGCAAAGGCATCACTCAAGAACTGGGGATGTAAATAATGCCTCTCAAGAAATCAACCAGTAAAGAAGCATTTCAGTCTAATGTGAAGGCAGAGCTAAAGGCAGGCAAAAAGCCCTCCCAAGCTGTAGCTATTGCATATTCTGTAAAGCGTGAAGCCTCTAAGAAGCCAACTTCTAAAGGCAAAAAGTAAAGTTTAGCTAATCATTAGGCGAAAGCGGAAACTATCTCAAACTGAGCTACCGATCAACTAAAGATAGAACAAGCAAGTAGCCTATTTTTTTAAAGGAAGAAAATGAGCATTACCCTAAAAGACCTTTCAATTCAAGATGTTGAGTTCATGATTGCTGCCCTATCTAAAGGCGAATATAGCCTTGTAGCTCCAGTAATTGATAAGATTAAAGTTCAAGCCATTCCCCAGGCTCATGCAATTGTGCAAGCTGAAGCAGATGCAAAAGCTCAAGAATTAGTAGAGAATGGCGAAAAGGCAACTGAAAGCAAATAATGACTTCTCCAAATGTATATCTACCTTATCCATACCCTCAGAACCTTGATGAGCTAAAAGAGGATATTCAGGCTTTGGTAAATCAACCTGAAGTTCCTCAAGAACTGCAAGACGAAGTTCTCAACGCAGAAAATAGCCCTCAAGTCCAAGCTGAAGTAGATGAGGCAGAAGCTAACTCGGATTCAATGGCAAATGAGTGATTCAACTAATCCTGTAGGCAGACCTACTGCATATGATCCTTCCTTTTGTGAGAAGGCAATTGAGCTTGGAACTAAGGGTAAATCCTTAGAACAAATCTCAGGTGCATTGGGCATTACTTACAGGACTTTGTGCAATTGGAGAGATGAGCATGAGGAATTTTTTCATGCCTTGGAGGAAGCCAAGATTCGAGAGATGATTTGGTGGGAAGAACACGCACAGGCTTACCTTGTAGAGCATAAGGATGGGGAAAAGCTGAATGTTGGTCTATGGTCTAGATCAATGGCTGCTCGCTTCCCCAAGAAGTATTCAGAGCGTATTAAGCAAGAGCTAACTGGAGCAGAAGGCGCTCCTTTGCTTAAAGGTGTAGAAATAACCTTTGTTGAGCCTAATGCAAATCGATCAGAAGATTAAAGATGCAGTTTCTAGGATAAGGTTTCCTAAGAAATTCGAGGCATTATTTAAGCCTGAAAGAGTTCGTTACAGAATATTCTATGGTGGTCGTGGCGGTGCAAAGTCTTGGTGCTTTGCTAGAGCTTTACTGGCTAAAGGAACTAAAGATCCATTGCGTATCCTATGCGCCAGGGAATTTCAGACATCCATCAAAGACTCAGTTCATAAGCTCCTATCAGACCAAATCTATGAATTGGGCATGGAGTCATTCTATGAGATTACTCAGACTTCAATCCGAGGCATTAATGGCACAGAGTTCATCTTTGTGGGCATCAAGAACAATACAAACAATGTGAAGTCTATCGAAGGTATTGATATTTGCTGGGTGGAAGAAGCACAGTCAGTATCTGCTAACAGTTGGAATGTCCTGATTCCGACTATTCGTAAGCAAGACTCAGAGATTTGGGTAAGTTTTAACCCTGAACTGCCTACAGATGACACATGGAAGCGGTTTGTGGAGAATCCTCCTGAGAGTTCAGTTGTCGTAAAGGTGAACTGGAATGACAATCCTTGGTTTCCTGATACCCTTAATTTAGAGCGTTTATCCCTAAAACAAAGGGACATGGCTGCTTATAACAATGTATGGGAAGGTGCAACTCGCAACCCCAATTTTTAAGGGATGCCTTTGCTCTTTCAGCAGGGCCTTTAGCGTTCTTTACAACTCCTTCCATCCTTGCACAAAATGAGGCTTTTCTGCCTGCATCGGCTTTGGTCTTTGGATTTGGAGCTGGAGGCTTTAGGTTTGCATTGTTCTTGGCATTGTATTCAGCACGACCTTTGGCAGTCATGCCAGCGCCCTTCTCAGTCGGATTGTAGGTTTTGTCTTTACCTGTAGTCTTATGAGGGATTGGTTTGTCATGTTTTTTAGTAGCCATGATTACTTCTTCTTTGCAGTTTTAGCAGCTTGTTTGAAGGCTTCGGCAGTTGGATAAAGCGCAACAACACCCCTAGAACCTGGAGGTTTTGTAGGATCAATTTCAGGTCTAAAGTTTATACATTCCTGTGCATCTTGATAGATGGAAGGAGCTTCATAAGCTGACCCAACAAAGCCAAAATCTGCCATTTTTTAGCCTTATCTAAAGAAACCACCATTAAGAATCCAACCAGCATCTTTTTGTCGGCTAGAAAGCATTGCATCCGCAAATTGAGCAGATTGCATAGGTTTCATGTTTGTGCGTTTTAAAGTTGCTTTAGCTTGAGCAGCATAAGCATTAATCATGCTTATTTGCGTTGGAGATGCTTTGCCATACATCGGCATCAAACGCTCTGCCAAACACCATCTAAGAGCCATTGAATAGCCCTGTGGAAGAACTATATCGTCATACATCGTTCCATAGTTGCTAAACAAGGTTTGAGCAAATAAATGGACTTCGCCTTGAGATGGGTTAGGCCATAAGAAAATATTGCCTGACTGCTCATTTGGATTGTAATAAACAGCTTTAGGCCAAGGGCCGTTTAGCGTTTTAAGACCAATTGAGTTGTAATTATCCAAAGCCAATACAGCCATTTGGTAATCTAAGCCACCATTGGCAATAGGCTGACCATTAGAGCTAGTATTTACCCTTACATAGGCAGAATCTATTCCTAATGGTTTTTGATAGTAAGCAGTTATGGTTGTAGAGGCTACTGGAGCTGTATAAGTAATATTTAGCAAATAAGTTCCTTGCTCATTCACATTACCGCCAGCACCAGTTAAATTTCTTACAATCCTAGTTCCATTGGTAATACCAGTTCCGCTAAGAGTTTGGCCTTGAGCTACTGCTCCTGAGTTAATTCCGCTAACAGTTAAAACATTACCAGTAATAGAACCTGTAAATGAAGCACCAATAAAGTTGGCAGTAGAAGGATCAGGGCCGATTGTGTATTGAACTTGACCTGCAATTACTGGAAAAATAATCTCAGTAATGTTGAAAACCATCATGTCCTCGTTAGACCATTGGTCTATAAGGTCATTCATTAACTCAAAAGCATCTTTTGCAGCATCGGCTGTAGGTTGTTCACCAGCCTCTAAAGCTCCAATATCTTTTAAAGATCTACTAATAATGTCTATTGGCTTAGTCATTATGATTTCCTATGAAATAGTAAAAGTATCAGCTAACCAAGGTAAATCTGCTTTTTTAGGAGCATTTTTTAAATAGTTAATTTGATTTTCTAAATTCAATTTTAAAAGGTTTACATCGTCTTTGGTAGTATCTTTTTCTATCCACCTACGAATATCTGACTCAATAATTTCTTCAAAAATCTTATCAACAGTTCCTTCTTTAAATTGATGAGTTCCTTCTGTTTCTACAGAATAATTATCATCAATTCCTGTAAGCAAATACTCAACATGGCTTAATTTGCCATCAGTCTTTATTATTTGTTTAAATTTCCAATTAAATACTGTCATTATTCCACCAAAAAGTTCATTGCAATTGAAATTCTGTCTGATTCTGCTTGATTTAATGTAACCATGTGCATCAACCAAGGAGGGAATATATATAAACGGCCTTCTTGAGGCTGTAATAAAAATGTGTTTTCTGAAGGTTTATTAGCAAAAGTTAAAGCACAACTTGAAGCATCACTTCTTACAAAAGACAAGTCACCGCTATTTTGAGGAACTTTTACATAAAAACATCCAACCAAAACAGAGCCTGGATGAGTATGTGGCTTGTTATAGCTATTTGTTTTATTTATGTTTATCCACGCATCTATATCTTTTGATATGTAACCAAGTTGTTCATGGTCAAACACAAATTGAGCAAATTCCATACTTTTTTTCTTTAATTCCCCTAAGGCAGGGAAATGAAAAAAGTCGCTTTGCTGAGAAGCTACGCTTTGCCAACCATTTTGGTTTGATTTTTCCACACCAGGGTTTTTGCTTTTTACTTCATAACATTCTTCTGAAATGGCCTCTAAATCAACAGAAAGCTCAGAAGAAAACAAGAAGTTAGTAAAAAGCGTATCCCTGAGTGTATTGTTCATTAATTAGACCATTGTGGTGATGGCATAGTAGGAAAAACAGGGTTTGTAACAGGATTTAATCTTAAAGCTCTAACTTGAATACGATATTGAACAAATTCTTGAGCATTTACTAAATAAGTTGGACTTGTTGTATCAACAACAGATGGAATTTCAGACCAATCTGTTTGTTGCAAATATTGCTCCGCTTGAATTTGACAAGCCTGGATTAACTCAGCATCCGTTGGAGGAGGAGGATTTTTGCTTTCATAATCAGCTTGATCCCAAACAGCAGAAGCCTCAACTGCCCAAGCAGGTAATTCTGTAATATTTTGATTTTGAGGAGTTGTTCCATCAAAAGAAGTTACAAACTCAATCCAACCAACATTCATTTGGCTGTCCCATTGCAATGCATTTACATCGTTTGGCGCATCAAATGTTAGGTTTGAAAAAGAATTTGTGTCTTTATAAACTGCTTTATCTGATGGAATAATTGTTAATTTCATTATTTATTCTCCAAAATCATGCTTTGAGCTTGAACAGGAACACCTGCAGCAGCCAAAAGAACTCGTTGCCCTACTTCGTTAGATTTAACCATTTCATTCCTAAATGATTCAACAGCAGCTCCTGTTTGTCGCTGTTGCTGACTATTCTCAATGATAAGAACAGGCAACCAAGCCATTGCACAACCCCACTCATCGACATCTTTGCATCTCAAGTTGTTAGTGGCTCTATTGCTAACACAACTGATGGAGGTAGCATTTCAA